GGTGGTACCAGGTGGGATTCCGAGAACGCTCATGACTTACCTATTGATACCTCTCAAATTCCTTCATTTTCAGCAAAAGGATCGGCCTCACTGAAGTCGATGAAAGAGCTGCTCTCTGTCTGAATCTCTTTGTTCTCGGTGGTGGGATCGATCGTCTCGAGGTCGTACTTCTCAGACACGATGTAGTCTGAGTCTTCAGTCAGGACCGGCTGACCGCTCTCGTCCAGCAGAGACCAGTCCAAGATGTTAGTGCTGAAGTTAGTCTGTATCGCGTCTATGTCTGCTATGCCGGTGTTAAACGTCTCGTTGGAGTACTCGAACAGCTCGCACGTCAGGCGGTAGGTGTAGACCTTGCCGAGCATGAAGAACATCTCGAACTTGTCCACGTACTTGATCTGGAAGCACTTCTTGTTGAACGGGAAGAATATGACGTCTCCCTCGTTCGGGCGAGTCTGCGCGGTATAGGCGCCGATCTCCGAGTTGAACGACGTGATCGGTATCGACAGCACGATCTGGTCCCTGATCTCTAGACCAAACTTCGACATGAGGTTGCCGTCGCCCTGGAACCCATCGACGTTCTCGACGTACAGCGCGACCATGTAAGCGTTGGTGTACGAAGACTGGTCGTCTGTGTAGTAGAGCTTGTCCTTGTTGTTTATGTTACGAGGCACGTAGTAGCAGTCGAGCCCATGTATGTTCGTCGCCTCGACGACGAGGTTGTTCAGGAGCTGCTGCTCCTGAGACGACATGTAGTTGTTGAAGAAAAAAGAAGAAGTTCCGGTGGACATATGTATGCTAACCGATCATGTCGGTGACGGGCAGGCTGTAGCTCGTGATCAGCTCCTTCTCGAGCGCTTCGCGTTCAGCCGTGGCGTCGTCGAGAATCTTGGCGCCGTTGAACTGTATGCCGCCGGGCATCTGCATGCCGATGAACTTGGTGAGGTTCCATCCCCACTGCTGCTTGATGAGGCACGAGGCGTATCGCTGCAGCCAGCGGTCTGACCAGACCTGCGTGTAGATGTTTGGATCTACGATACCATACGACTCAAGGATCACGTAGTCGCCTGGAGTCACGATGTTCCAGTCCATGTCTACGAAGCACTGGTTCTTATGACGGTTGAAGCGCAGCGGCTGCTGACCCACCAGCATCTGCTCCAGGAACTGGACGTGCTGGAGAGCCATGTAGTACGGGACCATTGATACCGACGTCAGGGTGTACAGGTCGTTGAGGGCGATCTGATAGCGGATGTTGAACAGGTTGTTTGTGTTCAGAGCCTGGCCAACCGGGAACATGTTGATGACGCCGATGATGTTGTCTGGAATCGGGATGAACCCGCCCTTGAGAGGTTGCAGCAGCGCTCCGGATCCAGTCGACGTGGTGATCGAGTAGGTCGGGTCTGCCTTCAGGTTTAAGTTGGTGTTCGACACGTAGAGCTGACTTACCGGAACCGAGGTTATCGTGCCGCTGACGTCTGTCACTGGATTCAGCGTCGCGACCGTGGTGTTGCCCTGCTTGATTGTGATAGTGTCGGTGTTCGAGTAGCTGCGGCCTCCGTTGGACACGAGCACCTGGGCCAGATTCCAGGGATAGTCTTTGGTCTCTATTTGGTACTTGTAGTACTGCTTGTCGCTGCCGTCGAAGTGGTAGTCCCAGTAGTAGCGAAGCGCCTCGTCGATGCGATCGTCTACCTGATCGTCGTCTACGTTGATCTCAATTACTGGCTTACCGAGACGGCGCAGGCAGTACTCTCTGAACTCAACTCTAGTGGATGGAACGGCCATAGCTTCTCTCTTTTGAGCTATTTATAGAGCCAAAACTTACTTGATTCTAGATGGACCAAGTACTGGAGCAGCAAAATTAGTAGATTTTGATTCAAACGGAATGGCGTTAAAGTCTAAGACTTCTTCGTTGTCTTTATCTCTCAGCGCGTGTATGCAGTAAGCAGCTGTATCATCTTCAAGAGCTACTAAGAGATGTTCTTCTCCGGCTACGATCTTTAACATCTTAGGTCCAGTATGAATCGACTCTCTACCAGATACAATTACGCCGAGCTTACCTCTTTCTAAGAATGTAACGTGATCGTATGTATGCGAGTGTCCACGCTCTATAGTACCAGCCTTATCGAAATACATGCGTCTTATGAATATATTACCGCCAGAATTCACCATAATTTCTGGAGCGGGTGCTACTTCAAGATCATACTCAAATACTTTCATTATGGTGTTGCCTTAGGTATATTTGATGAAATAACTCTAGGTGAAAGAACACAGCTACCAGACGCACCAACTAATTCAGAAAAATCTGGTATAAGTTCTGGATTAAGTGTTCTCAAAAAGTGATCATAAGGGCCACAGTTTTTTATTCTATCATTTAATTGAGAGGCATCATCTAAAGGAATATTTAAGACAATAGATGATGTTTCACATGTATATTTAACTTCTATAGAGTTTCCATTAGTTCTAATTACTTCCCATTGAACATCATAATTTTGCATGTGATTAATTCCCTATTAAATTAAGATACAGTTCCGGTTCTAGTACCAGTCGCAATCCAAGTTATATTAGAAGTTCCCGTAACAGCGTTTCCGCCATCCGCGCCACCACCAGCTCCTGTACTGCCTACTACAGCGGCGCCCTGAGGCGTTACTGGATCTGATCCAGAACTGCCGCTTGATCCCCAAGAACCACCAGCCCCGCCATTACCAGCTTTAATTCCGTTATTATTAGTAGTTCCTGTACCTCCACTTCCCGCACTGTTTATGCTTCCAGCTGAACCATCTGCCCAACTTGGAGGTGTACCTCCTATACTGCCGCCGCCGCCTGCAGCGCCACCATTATGACCTTGACCACCGCCACCTCCGCCGCCACCAGATCTCTCATCAAAATAATCATTTCCATACGGATTAGTGCTACCTCCGCCATAGCCACCGCCGCCACCACCACCTCTAATAGTACCGCTGCCGTTGTCTACCTTGAAGGTAAAGCCAGATATACCAGACGCGCTTAGTGCAGTTCCACCGGCGCCCGCAGCTATTGGAGTGCCACCCTGATAATCTCTATAAGCTGTAGCTCCCGCACCACCAGCACCGCTGATATAGCCATTGTTTATCAAAGTAACAGTGACTCCAGACGGAAACGATCCTGGAACTAGAGCGGCAGATCCAGTGCTGGTCGAAAATATATGAACGCCTGAATTAATAGTAACTACTACGTCTCCAGAGCCGCTGTAGCCAGCGTTGTCGACTACTGTTCTCAGCGTCTGGTTAGAGGCGTTGGCTGTAAATATATAGTTAAACTGTTTGCGACGAGTCAACCCGCCGCGCGCGACACCAATAACCATTAATAGTTCTGACCTCCCACGAAACCAAACCAAGTCGTGCCGCCGTCGTTGGTCACGAAGGTAAGAACGTCGGTCTTCAAGTTAGTAGCCGTGAGCGTCGGCGCCGTACCTCCAGCCCACTTAACTGAGCTGCCCCAAGTCTGCGTGTAGCTGGTTCCGTTTCCGGTGATGAACAGTGTGAACGCTTGAGCTTTAGATGATGTCGCGTTGCTTATTGTAAAAGTAGTGGTATTAGCGTTATTAGTAACGTTAAACACCGTGGCTGTACTGAGATCAACAGTAAGCGTTCCGGCTGATATAGAAGCTGTAGCGTATGTTTCGACGATGGCCTGGCCAAGTCTGATCGCTCCGGAGATGTTAGCCGCACCGTTGACGTCTAGCTTATATCCAGGCGTTGATGTGCTGATGCCGAAGTTACCATTGGACACGAAGTACGACCCAGTGCCGACGGTAAACGTATTTTGAGTTACTACGGCCGTACTGTTAGCGATAAAGCTGCTGCCGACGTTGAACGACGCTGCGTTAGCCAGGCCGGTGTGATATATACCAGTGCCGTTAGCTATAAAGCTCGAGCCGACGTTGAACGATGCTGCGTTAGCCAGGCCGGTATGATACACGCCGGTGCTATTAGCGATAAAATTGGTACTCACATTATAAGATGCAGCGTTTACCAGTCCGGTGTGATATGCGCCGGTAGTATTGGCGATAAAGCTCGTGCCAACTGTCAGCAGGGCCGAGTTGACCGAGACACTGGCGTTGGCGAAGCCAGTTATCGTCGTGTTACCGGCGTTTAGAACCGCAGCAGAGGTCGTGCCCGTTAGAGTCGGCCCAGCTATAGACGGAGCGTTTGAGAACACCACGACGCCGCCTGATCCAGTCTCGTCGCTGAGCACTCCAGCAAGTTCGGCCGATGTCGTGGCAGCAAACGCGCTGAGCTTGTTGCTGGTATAAGCTACAGTGCCGCCACCGCCGAGCGCGACTGAGCTGGAGTCAGTACCGGTAAACGTGATGGTGTTGCTGACGGTCAGCGTCTTGCCGTCGGCGATCGTCAGCGTAGATCCGGTAGAGGGTGTGGTTATAGTTACCTTGTTCAGCGAGGTGGCAGACGCAACGCCTAGCGATGGAGTTACTAGCGCCGGGCTGTTGTCTAGAACCAGCTTGCCGGTACCAGTCACGCTGTTAGACAGAGTCACACCGCCATAGGTGAGAACGCTGTTGCTGCCGAGGGCTAGCGCCGTGCTGTTTGCTATAAATACGGATCCGACCGTATGAGACGCGGCGTTGACTAGACCGGTATGATATGCGCCGGTTGTGTTTGCGATGAAATTGGCGCCAACTGTCAGCAGGGCTGAATTGACAGAGACGCTGGCGTTGGCGAAGCCAGTTATCGTCGTGTTACCGGCATTCACTACGCCGGCCGAGACGGTTCCCGTGAAAGTCGGCGAGCTGTCCAGCACCATCGATCCGGTGCCGGTCACTGAGTTCTTTAGAGCGGTACCGCCATAGGTCAGGTTGGCGCTGAGCGTCAGGCTGTTGGCTACAGTTATAGAACCGTTGGCAAATATTGTAAGAGCAGTCTGCTCTGTTACCGAGTTGTTTCTTGTCTTGAAGACGTAGTCTATGGTCGAGCCATACGACTGGTACAGTCTGAGACCCCATGTAGTGTTGCTTGTCGTATAAAGCCAGCTCTGCAGCAGATCGCTGGTCGCTGCGGTTGTGTTGTTGCCTACGATCAGCGAGCCGTTGACAGACGGGTTTGTGGCTAGAACTAGAGAGCCGCTGCCCGTAGTTGTAGTCGGGAGCGTGATGTTCGTGCTGCCATAGGTGAAGTTGCCGGAAGCCCTGAGCGTTCCAGCAACCTCAAAGTTATAGGCTGGGTTTGATAGGCCGACGCCGACGTTACCTGACGTCGAGTTTACTACTAGAAGAGACCCGTTTACGACGAGCCCGTTCTTTACTACGAAATCTTTATCGGCCATCTCGAGTTCCCTTTCCCTCGATTGTTATTTTGGCCTATTTATAAGGTTTAAGACTCTGCCGGTGGCTTTAGATCAACACCACCGCTATCGCTAGGTGGGTTAACCTGCGGGCTTGCCTGCGCTCTGATCTGATCTACTACTGGAGAGACAGCCTCATATGGCATCTTTACCAGCGAGGCCATAATTATGTTGACCATTCCTAACGGTAGCGTCAAGTTTATCTTCTGCTCTTCCATGCTATACTCCTCAGTTATCCCAGGGCGGGTTTGCCATAACGCTGGGTGGGTTCATCATGATATTTATGTTGTTGGCGATGGTGTCCTTCAGCTGCTGTATGTAGTCAGCGGAAAGAGCTCCCTCTAGCCATCCCACCACAATATCTTTTGTCAGATCTTCGAAGGGTATGAAGTCTTCTGGCTTTATATTGTCGATTACTACGGGAGTAACGTCGTGCTGCATAGCTACGTAGTCGCCGCTCACACCTCTTATAGCGTAGTATATGTTATACACAAGCTTGTCGAAGCCATTCTTACTCGGGTAGTACTCGAGCTTGTCTATAACCCATGAGTATTCTATCGTCATGATATTTTCTTTCTAAAATCTATTAGTTAAGCCCTAATAATTCTTTAAGATCTGATATTGTCAGTCCAGCATCTGCTAGCTTCTGCTCTAGCGTCTTTGGTTTATTTAGCTCAACTATAGCAGCATCAATTTGTGCTTGAGTTGGTGGTGTAAATTCAGGCGGAAGAGGATCATCCCATCGTATATTAGTAAGTGTTCCATCAACATCAGCAAAATTTAAAGTAGGATAAAGATATTGTATAGCTCGTGCAGTATCAGAAAGAAACATTTGTTAAAGCTCCGCAATAAAGGTGGCAATATTTGCTTGTTGTCCAATATTTACGCTTGGGCCATAAACTATACCCGTACCACCAGTAGTATTATATTCCATCTGCTGAATGTAATGATATCCAAGAGATGGTGTGAAATTATCAGCTACAGAAACTGCCATATTACCACCAGAAATATTATCTGCAATTGCTGCGGGCGCACTTGATGTGGAATCTCGTGAAAATCCAAAGCCGTGATTTGAGGCATTTGGATTACAACTACAACGAAAGTTAACGCTGACATTTACTTCGTTAAGGCCATCAATATAATTAAATCGATTACTAGTTGAATTATTCATTGACCGCCAAGTTGCAGTATTGTAAGTCCATGAAGAAACACCTTCTATATTTCGCATTATAGTTTTAACGCGATTATAAGCGTTGAATATATCAACTCGTGGATTACCACCCCCTGACGCCGCTGCAGGTGTTGGATTCCAATTAACCTGACTACTTCCATCTGTTCTTACCGTTCCGACATAAGTACCTAAATTTGCTCCAGGACCGTTTGTAATAGCAACTTTGTTTGTCCAGATACCACTGATCATTTGAAGCTCAGTTGTACCTACACCAGTGCCGCGACCGGTATCAGATGTCCAGAGTGGACCACGAGTTAGAGTTAGAGTACCACTATTATTCCATATGAACAAGTCGTAGTTGGAGTTTGTAGTTGTCGCGGCTGGCCCGGCGTTGCCAGTACTGCTGTCAGTAGTAACGTTGGACAAATCACTGGTAAACGCACGCATAGCCCAATTAGTACCATCATAGATTGGAACCTGATTACCAGTATATGCAGTGTAATATATTGTCGTCTTGGCAGTCTGCGCGGAAGTCATGACGGGTGTATTTGTAACCAATGTTAATCTACCCTGCGGCAGATTAACCGGATATTGCAGCGTTACGGCTCCAGTTATTGTCGGAGCGGCAGACAGAACCATTGATCCGGTGCCGGTGACGCTATTGGCAAGTGTGACACCACCATAGATGAGAACGCTATTGCTGCCTAAAGCAAGTGCAGTACTATTGGCTATGAATACTGTACCGACAGTGTGAGACGTGGCGTTTACAGATCCCGTATGATAGGCACCGGTGCTATTAGCTATAAAGCTAGTACCGACAGACAGCAGGGCTGAGTTAACTGATACACTAACGTTAGCGATTCCAGTAATAGTCGTATTACCAGCTGTTATTGCTGCGTCCGCAGTATCATCACCAAGTCGGGCATTCCAAGCGGCGCCATTGCGCTTCCACATAGGATATGTGGCTGAAAACGCCGGTCCACCGACGAGTTTTGTCAAGCCAAGCGCCGAAGACGCGTTTCCAAAAACGCTACTGTCAACTGTTATTAGACCTGAAGTTGGGAATCCAAACCCAACGTTCTGCGAGCCTGTAGGATCGTTCCCGGCGCTAGCCCAACCCAGTGAAGTGCTTCCGTTCAGGCGAATGGTATTGTCGCCGAACATTGCTACTAGATGAGTGTTGGTGGCATATACTACTTGAGTAGACGCGTTCCAGTAGAAGCCAGTACCGGTATCGCTGGCAAACGTATAGGTCGGAGCGCTAGACGTGCCGTTGGCCGCATAGATTGGCAGCGACGGCAGTATGCGCGTCGTGTTGAGATGAAGTCGCGACGTGCTGTTGGTGCGCAGGTCTAGCCCAGCGGCGCCAGCGGCGTTGATGATTATGTTAGAGTTCACGTCGCTCTGAACGATTAAGTTGCCCGCGGGAGCAGTGTAAAGAGGCGAATACACAGCTGTTGATATAGTAGCGTTGCCTGTAATCGCGAGCGCGTTAGAGCCTATTGTGGCCCCACCGATCGCTAGAGATATCGGTATCGATACCGCTCGAGTCGAAGAGTTTAGCGTTAATGCAGAGCCTGTTCCATTGTAGAAATACATCTGGGACGCGTCGTGCTCCCACGACCACGTACCACCACCAGTGCGCGACGTCGCGATCTTTCTATCGGTCGACACGTTGTTGATGTAGACGCCGTTGTTGTTATCGCCGATAACTAGAGCGTTGATACCAATCGTACCACCGGCCAGCGCTATGGTGTTTGCCTGAATGGCGCCTGTTATATTGCCAGATGTGCCGTTGCCAAATCCAACCACGCCGGCTGAGATTCGCGACAGACCCGTGTCTATCGTGCTGATCGACCCGCTGCCCCACGATATAACCTTCGAGGCGCCGGTAGAGTAGTTGCCGTAGTTAGATATACCACCGCCACCGGTAGAGCTGACGTTGATCGCGTACGCGAAGTCCGCTGAAGTAGTTGATCCAGTAAAGTTTGCAGTGTTTGCTACGTATATCTTACCGGCGAAGTAGTTGTTGGCGCCGCCATATGTCTGGTATATACCGTAGAGATTTGTAAAGGTAGTATTGGAGTTAGTAAGCGTCTCTAGGTATAGACCATAGTCGTTAGTGACGACTGATCCAGCGTTGGCTGCCTGAGCGCCATGCCTTAGCCACATCGCTCTTCTGGTAGCCAGCGTTCCCGTAAAGCTGGCGTCGTCTATGTAGCCCTCTACCTGCAGCGCGTTTCTGTAGCCGCTGTCGATCACGCCTGACGCTATATTGGCCTTATAGCTTGTTACAGACAGCGTGTTGTGATATATCGTCGAATTGGAGGTAACAGTATTCTGCGCGTCGTAGATGTAGTTAAATCCCGGAGAGACGCTGGTGAACGCTATGTTGCCGGTAATGTTCATGCGTCCCGTTAGAGACAGGACGTTGGTTAGCTTGTTGAACGTAAAATTCGATACGCCGTTGGCCGAGTTAGAGTCGTTGAAGATAACGGTAGTGTTGCTCCCGCCAACTGACACGTTTCCGGCAGATCCCGTGTAGCCAGTGCCGCCCTGAGAGCCGGTATAGCCGGCTCCGGCAGACCCAGTGTATCCCAGCGAGCCGGTATATCCGACTGAACCGGTAAATCCAGTGGTGCCCTGTGATCCTGTGTAACCAATAGGACCTTGAGAACCCGTGTATCCCAATGAGCCGGTGTATCCCAATGAACCTGTAAATCCAGTAGTGCCCTGTGATCCAGTATAGCCGAGTGATCCAGTATAACCAACAGACCCAGTGAATCCTACATTACCCTGAGATCCAGTGTAGCCAAGAGAGCCAGTAAATCCTACACTACCCTGAGACCCAGTATAGCCGAGTGAGCCGGTGAATCCAGTGGTGCCCTGTGATCCAGTGTAGCCAAGCGAGCCTGTAAAACCTACATTACCCTGAGATCCAGTATAGCCGAGTGAGCCGGTATAGCCAACAGATCCAGTGAAACCAACGCTACCTTGAGATCCGGTATAGCCCAGTGAGCCCGTGTAACCTGTAGGGCCTTGAGATCCTGTGTAGCCGAGTGATCCAGTGTAGCCAAGCGAGCCGGTATAACCGACTGAACCTGTAAATCCTACAGAGCCCTGAGATCCGGTATAGCCAAGCGAGCCAGTAAATCCTACGCTACCTTGAGATCCAGTATATCCCAGTGATCCAGTGTAGCCAATAACACCCTGCGAGCCAGTGAAGCCGGTAGTGATTGGACCAATAGAGGTATTAGTACCCAGCATAAATCTAGTCATGCTGACGGTGACAGCAGCGCTGTCACCCGTGGCATATATTCTTATATTACCAGAGTCTACGTTTGACGAGAATACTGCTACAGGATTAGCGTCGTTGCTGAGGACCAGCGCGTACTCAGTATAGTTCACATTAGTAGTATTTGCAGTCATCATGAGCTCTGATGACTTATATCGATTGTTTATCGTATCAATAGCAGATATTACATACTTAAGCGTAGAGGTATTTGCTGTGCCTACTGTATCTACAAGCGTAGGCACAGTAGTAACAGATGTGTTTACGACGTTGTAGATGCTGGTGTTGCCGCCGCTGGATCCGGTATAGCCCATAGCTCCCTGCGACCCTGTGTAACCAACACCCTGAGATCCCGTATAGCCAAGCGAGCCGGTATAGCCTGTAGTACCAATTGAGCCGGTATAGCCAGTGGTACCTTGAGATCCTGTATAACCGACCGATCCAGTATAACCAACAGATCCCGTAAATCCTACAGAGCCCTGTGAACCAGTGTAGCCCAATGATCCTGTATATCCCACTGAACCAGTAAAGCCCACGCTACCCTGAGAACCCGTATATCCAAGCGAGCCGGTGAATCCTACATTACCCTGCGACCCTGTGTAACCCAGCGAGCCAGTAAATCCTACGGAACCCTGAGAACCCGTATATCCAAGCGAGCCGGTGTAACCAACA